TGTGGAGCAGATGGGCTTATTCATGAGAAGCATCATTCTTTGAGTGCTCCATCGGATAAAACTGGTCGAGGCAAAAAGACTGCCATGCTCGAGGCTGAGAAATGGGTTAAGGATGCGGGATTTGTTGAGATTGTCGAGCAGAGTCAAGCAACAAGGCTTGATTGTTCAGCGTACACATACTGTCTCAATTACTTTAAGAGCCTTGTGGCCACACAGCAAATAGAGCGTCGTACCTATACGTCTTACAAGAATAGTATTCGATACATAGATCTCTTCTTTGGTGAGAAACGCTTACAGGACATTACTATCACAGACGTTGAGACGTATGTGTCCTGGCTTTACGATTCAAACTACTCAGCAAATACCATCAAGAAGGCTTTCAACGGATTACGGCAATGTACACGCCATGCTGTGGCCATTAGAGATCTGCAATATGACCCCTGTGCGTCAATCAAGGCTCCTAGAGGTCAGCTTGCACCGCCAAATCCACTAGACGAACCTTCCCGCAGGAAGCTTCAAGTTATGCTTGCCGCTCTAGAGCTGTCTCCAATGGTCATTGCAACGTATTTGGCGTACTTTACTGGTATGAGACGTGAGGAGTGTTGCGGGCTTCAGTGGAAGGATGTAAAACTTAAAGCAGAGAATGTCACAGCACACCTATGCCGCGCTATTTCGTATGATGGCGGTAAGACCTATATCAAAGGCTTAAAGAACGGTAAAACCAGAACGGTGCCTGTCCCAGCACCACTCGTAGACATTCTTAAGCAATGGCGTTCTAAATACATCGAGGACTGTATGTTGATGGGAATTGTGTTTAATGAAGAAATGTATGTCCTCGGGGACTTCTCTGGTGAGTATCTTAGGCCAGAGCGAATCACGACATGGTGGAAGAACCACTCTGAAGAATGGGGGCTTTTAGGCACGCAGGGGAGAAGACCAGTCTTTCACGATCTGCGTCATACGTATGCCACAATTGCAGTTAGGACCATGGACATCAAGAGTGCGCAAGATATTCTTGGCCATAGTGACATTAATATGACGATGCGCTACGCGGATACAGACTTGGAGCAGATTCAGAAGGCGGGGAAAATTATCGGAGAGGCTCTTAACGATGCCCATAAAGACGGTGCAGAAGTACTACAACTTAGGCGAGCGATATAAAAAGAGGAGCTTATTGCTCCTCTTTTTCGTTCTCTTTTTCAACTTTCTTAAATAAAGAAACAAGCTTTTTTTGGTCAATGGCTGGGAGGGTAAAATCTTCAATATCCATACTAAATAGTAAGCTGGCTATTTTGTTCCTAGCGAATTCATATGTGCTTGTTGATGCAGTTTTCAAAAGCTCGTTATATAGTTTGTCGTCCGCTTCGTCTTTGCTAACGACTGTTGCCTTACCATCTACAACGATGTTTATCGAAGCAAACGCATCGTCTTTATCTTTTTGGAATAAGTTGATATCAGCGGCAAGAGTTATTACTTTGGCATATAAGTCAAGGTCTTTGATTACTCTTGTTTTACAGCTGACCGGCGTAATCGAAAAGGTGAATTGTTCAGTTTCACCTTTCATCTCAGTAGATGTTTGGGCGTTCAAATTCCGTACTCTATTTGCAACTAATATTTGTGTGAGAACTTCAGTTCTTCTTGCCATTACATAAGCTCCCTTGTTTCATCCCTTGCTTCATATGTTTGAATTTGGGCATGCTTTTTATTCGGCTCAAATTGAAGGACATTTGAGTATTCAAGTTGCTCAGATGATTTTTCATGCAGAGAATAACTCTTTGATTGGACTAGATTCTGTTCTTTTTCGGAAGGTTCATCTTGGGACCCAAAGTCGTTGTATTGTTTACGAGCGTCTACACTTGCTTTCGTAACGTACTCTTTTCCTTGGTATGAAAACGTTTCAAGCTTTCCTGCGGCGATAAGCTGGGACACCCTCCCTGGAGATATTCTAAGCTCTCTGGCAGCTTCGGCTTTGAGCATTCTTGGGATAGAACTAAGACTTGTATCTATCACAAGAGAATAAATCTTTCCACCATATTGTGATTCATTATCTACTGTTGGCTCTGCTAATTCTTTGCCATGCATGAGCTGATCTTGAATTTCTGTAGTTAGCAAGTCAGAGGCCATTTCCAAGCATTCTAGCTTTGAAAGCCCCTCAGTTGCTCCATCGAAATCAAATGGAACAGCAATATAGAAATCACCGTCTTTGAAGATTTCGACTTCGTATACGTATAGCATTTCAGTTCCTTTAGTCATCTAGCTTTGCGTCTTTTAAAATTTGCTTATATGTGAAGTCGTTGATTTCGTTATGTCTTGGAACGAGTGTGTGTCTTCCGTCTTCATGGTTAAATTTTTCGTGTTTTGTCCCACCGACAGAATAGAATCCTTCTTTTCTAAGCCTGGCTATAAGTTTCCTTCTCGATGCCATTAGTGCGTCTCCTGTTGGCAACAGTCTAAACATTCCTTTAGAGGTTTTCAAGTATTATTTAGCTTATTTAAGGCTCTATAAGCTCCTAAAGATCGTGTAGGTTCGGTAATAATATTTTGGGCGTCATAATTGTCGTCATGCGCCTTAAACCTTTTTTGATGCAGTCTCTTGCCTTGTCTTGGTAAACAGCCATTTCTCAAGCCCTTTCACAATTCTTATCTATCGCTGTCACTAAGAGGAAACGTACGCTTTAAGAAACAAACAATTAGCAATAAAGCGACATCTTAGCTTTGTTTTAACATTTCGAGTATTTGTTGCTCACTTACAATTTGGATGCCAGTTCGGTCGGCGTACTTTCTGGCTGTTTTAATTTTTGTGGTTTCGTCTCCAGAGCAATCAATCAAATAATTAGTTTTGAGAGTTACTCTTTCGCTCAAGGTTGCTCCATTTGCGATTAGCATTTTTAGAAAATCGCTTTTAGGCATACAGCACGGAACACCTGTCAAGCAAAAGACAGTTCCAGAAAGCTTTGTGCTTGCGGTGTTTTTATCGTTGTATTTCTCAATGCATTTTACGTTTTCCGTTGTTGCTATAGCAATTTCTCTCATCCTTTCGTAGATGCCATAAGTCATATAGCAGTCTGCGAGAGCCCTGTGAGCTTTACCGTGCTGTTTGACGTTAAGTCTTTTGGCAATATTTACCAGTTTGTACGGTGGCTCTAAGATTTGTCTAGCAAATTTGTATGTGTCATACCAAACATAATCGCATAAAAAGTTGCGTCTAAAGAAATTCTCCTCGAGAACAATCGCGTCATATCTAAGAGAGTTATGACCGATTAGGGGTAATCCTTTAACAAACTCATCAAACTGCGGGATAACTCTATCGAGTGTTGGTGCGTTCTTTACCATGTGGTTAGTGATGTGGTTGATTGCAGTTGCTCCAGACGGTATCTCTCTTGGAGGATGAATAAGCGAACTAAATTCCTCAGTAACTTTCCCGTCTATTACTTTAAGAGCAGCAATTTCAATAATTTCGCAATAATGGACATCTAACCCTGTTGTTTCAAGATCTACTACTACATATGATTCAGGATATTTTGAGACATCAAAATCTGTCCAGCGTGTTCTTTTTAGAGGGACATTACTTGGTTTAGTTTTAACTTTTGGTGCTTGAGGAGATACAGGCAATGGGATATTTTGTGCACCAGCAGGAGGTGTTGGGTAAAACCCATTTGTCGAATTTTGTATTTTCTTATGGCGCTTCTTAAAAAGCAGAAATACAACCACGAGAAACACTAGATACCAGAAAGCCATACATTCTCCTAAATGTTCTACCGCCAACTCTCGTACAAACTGACTTTTTGTCCGGTATTGGCTCTAGAGTAGAACACGTGTTCTTTGATAATTAAACAATTATTGAGAGCCTTTGCGCATGATATCCGCTGCTTCTTGCATCTTTTTAGCAGCTGCATTGTACGCTTCCTCTTTTGCTTTTATTGAGTCATTGGTTTCCCAACCAGCAAGCTCATCAATAGAGCAGTTAAGTGCCTTACATACGCGCAGGGCATCACCAAGTGTTATTTCTGTTGTACCGCGTTCCCAATTACCTACTATTTTTTGTGCTGAACCAATAAGATCTGCCAGTTGGCCTATTGTTAAACCTTTTGACTTTCTAATAGAGCGTAATTGCAGATTGTAAGCCGACATAAGAATTACCTCCTTTAACTGGAGATATTACACTATTCCGAAAAAAAATCCAAATATTGGAAAAAACTTCTTGACTATCCAAAATTTGTCTTTACACTATGGATTGTCCCAATTATGGACATTATGAAGCTTGAAAACTAGATAGTGGTAGTTCCACATCGTTTTTATTCATCTTTTATAAGAAAGGAGATATATGACAAGTATTAATCTTGCTGAAAATATTAGAGTTAATCGCGCTCGTAAACGTTTGACTCAGAAAGACCTCGCAGACCGTGCCGGAGTTGCTATTGCGACTATTGGCAAACTGGAAAGAGGCATTCAATCTGAAGAGGAAACTGAGCTTCGTACTGTCATTAAACTTGCCACAGCTTTAGATATTAGTCCTAACAAGTTAGTTGGTTGGTAGATTATGCCAATTCCTCAAAATACTGGCTCAGCTTGGTCATACCACTGGGAGCCTAAAGCCACGCATGAGCTTGAACCAGAAAAGGCTAAACCGCCTCACACAACAATATCGCGTATTAAGAAAGCATCACTCATAAAGAGTTGCTTTAACGATGCTTATTACGCTAGGGAAGACAGTGGAAATCTTTGGTTTCTTGGTAGTTTTGAAACGGATAAAGAAGCAAATGAAGCCTTAAAAAGGTGGGCAAAATGTCATTAGAAAAAGTAGCTGTTTTTTGTATGGGACTTAAATCATCCATTAGAAAACATCCAATCCGTATGCTTTCGTGTTTGGTGTCTGTTCTATCACTTATGTTTTCAGTTTACTGCATTTTTGCCTGCTCAAAGATGACAAGCGTCGTTGGCTTGTGCGCCGCAGTGTTTGCCCTTTGCTTCGCAGGTCTTATTTATTAACAAGATAAAAGTGCCCTCCTCACGGGGCAACGTGGGAGAGCGTGTCCAAAAAACAGTAGAAAGGCTGATTACATGGACAATCTAAGTATACAGGTTTTTAGTTCTCAAGAATTTGGAGAACTCAGAGCCCTTAAGGGATCTGATGGAGAACCTTGGTTTATCGCTAAAGATGTTTGTGATGTTTTAGAGATCAGAACCGATACAATTCGCAGAATTTTAGACGATGATGAAGTTGACGAAACGAACCCCAATACTATTGGGGTTGCTGGCGGACGAAACCCGCTCATCGTTTCTGAAGCTGGTCTTTACAATCTCGTTTTGCGCAGCCGAAAGCCAGAAGCTCGGGAGTTTAAGCGCTGGGTCACGCATGAAGTTCTTCCATCCATTAGACGCTCTGGCGGTTACATTGCCACAGATGGTTCTGAGAGCAATGAAGACCTTCTTGCTCGTGCGGTCCTAGTCGCTAATGAAGCTATCCAGCGTAAGGATGCACAACTTAAAGAGCAGCAGCGTCAGCTCTATGAGAAGGATACGACCATCATCGAGCAGGGTGCCAGAATTGACGAGCTTGCTCCAAAAGCAGGCGTGTATGACACGGTTATCAACGTCAAGGGCACGATGACGATTACGGATGCCGCTCGCTATCTCGCACAGTATGACCCCCTCATGAATCGCAAACGTCTCTTTGCGCTTCTCCGCGCTGATGGAATGATTTGCCAGGGGAGCAATGCTCCAACTAAGCGAGGAATCGAAACAGGTAGATTCGTGCAGATCATGAGCACCCGTCGAGACGGCAAATCAAACGAGCCTTATGCCAGGATGACGCAAAAAGGCTTCGACTGGTGCGTTACCGCTTACTGCACAGCTCCACTCATTGATTAGCTTTTATGGAGAGCTTGCGAAACACTGAGCTTATTACCGTTGAACAGGCTTCTCAACTTCTCGGCATCCCAGTCTCCACGATGCGCAAGATGTGCGCTCGAGGGGAGGTGTATGCGAAGAAAGCCGGTAAACGATGGCTCATAAATAAACGGATTCTGTTGAGCCTTTATGGCTTACATTCTAAGGAATAACCCATGAAAAAAAGAATATTTCTTGTGGCTTTGCTGCCCTTGTTGGTCTATTTCACAGCTGACTGCCTGGGCATTTTTGAGCCGCATAACGTGGCATATCTAATGGCTTTTAGATATGCCTTGACCGCTTATGGTCTTGTTGGAGCTTTGGCCGTATGGCTCAAAGATAAAGAGAAAGAGGTTTGCAATGTTGACTAGACAGGAGCGTCAAGAGATTGCAGAGAAGGCCAAACTATACAAGGGTAAAGAACTTGGCTGGGACAACATTACAGATGTTCTTACAGGCTCCCTTTGCTGGAAAAGTGATGATGAGCTCTTAGACCGTATCATTGAGCTTTGTGAGGCAGTTAATGTCGACGAACTGGCATTTATGACATCAGCGAACGAAATGTACTTGCAGGCTCTGAAAGCCAAGCATGAGCGCATTGCTGCATATGTCGAAGCTGATTCACACGTAAACACAAGACATATTATCAGTTGCATTGAAGACTTTGACACAGCGATTTCTCACTACAAGCGACTGGTCGAAAGGAGCAACAATGCTAACTAAAGAAGAGCGTAAGGCAATCGCTGAGAGAGCAAACGAATGTGTCGAGGTGTGCGGCTCTTTGTACGAGGTTCTTTTGGGTTACCCCTCAGCTTGTAATACAACATACGAGGAAGATATGAAGAAACTTCTAGCCCGTATTGTCGACCTCTGCGACACATCAAATATGCTTGAGTTGCCAGTCGATAAAGACGGCATACCATTTAAGAGAGGTGACACAGTATACGAATCTGATGGCACCGAACATATAGTCGATGGATATGCGTTTAGTAGGGCTAACGCAAAAATTGTCTCTGTGGTTGACCTAATCAATAATACTCGCATTCTCTTTGAAACTGACGAACTCACTCACAAAAGACCAGTAACAATCGCATCGGTTAGAAAACAACTAGAACACGTTCTCGATAAAGGAGAAATGACTTCTTGGTCAATGGCTAAACTCTTTGACATCGCCGAACAGCTTGAGAGCCTAGGTGATAGCGATGACTAATCGTGAAGATAAGGGGGAGGACAGTAATGGATCCTGTTGAGAAAGCTGTTGACCTCATCAAGCGTTACGCCTTATTGGCATATTTGAGCAATGGTAAATGCCTCGGCTCTGATATTAAGGGCAAACGAGTGTACCTTTCTGGGCCAATTACTAACACAAAGAACTACAAAGGTTTGTTTATGTTTGCTGAAGAGCTTGCTGTGCTTGACGATGCTGAGCAGATCTATAATCCCGCTGCGCAGATTCCTGCAAGTTCTAGCTGGGAACAGGCAATGCATCGATGCCTTTCAGAAATTACTAATTACGACACAGTAGTAATGTTGCCTGGCTGGAACACTTCTCGTGGAGCAAGACTTGAGTGTGATGTTGCACTTGCCTGTGGAATGCAGATTGTTGATTTCAGTGGGAACAAGATTACTTATGCCCTTTATGACGCACTCAAAAAGACTCTTGAAAAACTCTTATAAGCAACCTTACAAATAGAAAGGAGGTCCATATGGGTGCTGCAGATATTATTGTTCTAGTTTTCTGTATTCTCGCTGGTATTGCTTTTGCTTTTAGCGATTAAATTCCTCATTTATTAGAGGGGAGGTTTAGTGCTTAAAAAAATTCATTGAATCGATGACGATGTTTATAGCTTCCTTTTGTGTCGTTATCTTTATTTCTTCTTCTGTTCTTCTTGCTTGTTCCTTTATTTTTGAGCAGCTCAAGAATAACCCTTCATTTCCAGGACTGATATTGGCATCAGTAATCGTTGCTGCGTGGTGTACGCATGATTGTGTACTAGCTTCAAATAAATAATTCCCTATTTTTCAAAACCTAATAGAAAGGCTTTAACCATGAAGAAGATCCTTCAATGGCTGGCTGTTGCTGTCTTTGCGGTGCTGGTATTCGTTCCAGCTCTCGCACATGCTCAGACGGTACCAACTACGATTACCAGCTTTAGAGTTACCGACAAAAACAAGCAAGACTTGACTTCTACGTTCACTAACCAAGACATCTACTTGACGGCTTCTTGGAGTGCAACGGGCGAGGTTCACGAGGGAGACACATTCTCGCTGGGTATTCCCGATATTCTAGACTTTCCCGCAACAAATGCCGCCAGCTTCGACATTTACGCGCCAGACGGTAACGTTATGGCAACCGCACAAGTTACACCCGGGCGCGTTACGATCACTTACACGTCATGGGTAAACGGCAAAGACCACGTGCAGGGTACGCTTTGGCTGGCAGCACACGTTAAGGCTGACGCAGCAGCGGGAACTACCACGCTACGACTCATTGATGAAGCAACGGGACAGGTCGTGGAGACTAGCTTCGAGACAAAGCACTACGGCATTATCCAGCATGAGATTATCGCCAAATGGGGCGTTAAAACCGACCACGGAACAGTTGAATGGTCGGTGCGACTCAACCACGCAGCGGAGTCACTTACTAACGTTGTACTCGAGGACACCGCGCAAGAGGGTACACGCATTATTCCTGGCTCATTTAGACTCTATCGCGTTCACATGGACGCATACAGCAACATTGACCCTGCAAGCTGGGTGCGTGTGAGCGTTCCCGAGCCAACAATCAACGGCAACAGCTTCACTTGGGACTTGTCGAGTGTTGATTTCCAAGGCAACCAATACTTCATGTACTACGAGACTGAAGGTACAGAGACGACCTCGAACTCTATCCAGCTAAAGAGCCGCGAGACAACGCAAAGCTCACGCTATCAATACGTTAGCCAGGATAGCGGCGGTAATGGCAACGGCGATAATCGACCAGCTGAGCCACAGCCACAGCCCGAGCCGGAGACTCCACCTACTCCAGAGCCTAATCCAGGACCAAAGCCACAGCCAACTCCACAGGACGCAGATTCAGAGCCTAAACCGGAGCCAACTAAGCCAACCAAGAAGGCAAAGAAGGCGGCATTACCAGCAACGGGAGATCCAAACTGGGATTACTACTACGGCGCGCTAAATATGTGCCTTGGTGTGCTTATCGGCGGTTTTCTCATGTTCGGCGGCATGTTCCTAAACAGAAAGAGGGACTAATGAACCCTAAAGAAGCAGAAGACAGAGAGCGTCTCGAGAAGATGACGATGAAGCAGCTTAGGGAAGTTGCAAAGAATGAAGGCGTCTGTCTTGGATATTACTGCTCAAGGAAGGCTGACGCGGTTATCGCAATCATTGAATGGAAACGCTTCAAAGGCTGTTACATGGAGCGTTACTAATGAACCGCGCAATAAAAGTTCGACTAAATTCGAACGGTATTTGGTGTTGTCGCTTGTATCTTGGAAGAAACCTCAACGGCAAAATCATTCAGCCTTATGCGAGTTTTCCTGCTGCAAAGACGCAAAAAGAAGCTGAAGAGCTGGCCACTATGTGGGCTTCACATATTACGTCAGACGGCAAAGTAAAAAGTACTCAGCTCACTGACTTGCTTCTTGAATATGTGTCAATTAAGCGAAGAAATGGCGCGAGCCCTAATACCACAAGGCAGCATGAAGGCTTTATTAGAAACCATATCAACGGGCGGCTTGGTAAAGAGGATGTAAGGAGTGTTACGTCCTCTTTACTTACCTCTTTTGAGCAGGATCTGCTAAAGAAGGGTTTGTCTCGAAACAGTGTAATTAACCTGCATCAGTTCTTGAGAGGTGCATACAATTACTTTGTTTCTGCGGGCATATGTGACTACAATCCGCTTGTTAACGTGGCTAAGCCGTCCAGGGAAGTACATGAAGCTATCTCTATTGAAGAATGGGGTTTTGCTGGAATAAGTACTCTTATTAATTCCAGAATTACAACAGCCATTCAAGAGAATGAGTTTAATTCCCGTGTGGTTTGTGCATTTGCTGCCTGGCTTTCGTTGGTAACTGGTATGCGCTGTGGTGAAGTCTGTGCCATTAGATACAGTGATGTAAACATGCTTTTTAAGCATATTCATGTATCCGGCACTGTCATTGAAGAGTCGTACAGAAAGCCATACAGGCGAGAATCAACAAAGGGCAAGAGATCAAGAAACATAGCTATTACTGCCTCGGATATTAGCTTCATTAGCGATTATATAAAGCTTCAGAAAGCTCATATTCCTTTTGTTGAGTCTTCTACACCGTTAATTAGTCTTGATGGCTCTTACATGCGCCCTACGAGCGTCTCGAGGTCATTTACACGTATGAGACGCACTCTCCAGCTACCTCAAGGCATTACCTTCCACTCACTCAGACATACTCACGCTTCTTGGTGTTTGGCAAGCGGTGTTGACTTAAAGACTCTTTCAGAGCGTCTTGGACATGCTGACCCAGCAACGACATTAAGAATCTATTCTCATTTGCTTCCCGGACGTGATAGGGGAGCAGCAGAAGCGTTTGGAGACGCTCTGAGAACCATTGAACAAAGAGAACTCTAATCGCTCCATGCTTTAAGGGCTTGTTGCAATTTGTTGCAATCGTCAATTTTCAATCAAGTTTAATTCTACAAAAAACGTTCATTCAACTTGGAAATTCTTTTTATCCCTTAGTGAGTGCTAGATAAGAAGTAATTATCAGACAATTAGAGAAAGGCAGATATTAGCATGGCTATTTCTAAAGTCACAAAGGATCTACGCAGATTGCTTGACGCTCAAAATATTCCTTGGGAAGACCATTCTGGATTTACTACTGAGCGAACTTGGATTCCGCTAGATAATGGCTTAGTGCTTTGTTGTATGTGCTCTTACTACATCACATCAGATGGTGTTGAACATGGCGTCACATCAGGATTCCCGTTAAAACTTGAGGTTTCTATTATTTATTCGATAGATGACTATGCGTTCGGTCCTGGAGCGGCTAAAACGCCAGAAGAGATTCTGGAGGTGCTTTGTAGACATGGAGCGAAGTAAGCACTGCCAAGAATTGTGTGAAGCTCTAGAGCTTTATGGTAAGACATGGACTGACCGCAGCAACGCTTGTGTTGAGCACATTTATTTCAAGTCTCGCGGTAACTGGGTTTCAGTCTTGTATGGTGACGATATTAGAGGCTATCCACATAAGTTTCTTGTTTGGGAAATGTCTAATTACTCGTATTCACCTCGTGTAATGGACGTTGAAAAAATCATCGATAAGTACTTTTAGGAGTTCGACATGTCAATTAATCACGTTAATATCTCTGGAAACCTTACAAGAGATCCGGAGCTCCGCTCTACAGCAGGAGGAACAAATATCCTTTCATTCGGTGTTGCTGTTAATGACCGTCGCAAGAATCCGCAAACAGGCAAATGGGAGAATGTTCCTAACTTCATTGACTGCATTGTCTTTGGTCAGCGTGCTGAAGCTCTCTCACGCTTTATTTCTAAAGGTGCAAAGGTCTCTATTGATGGAAAGCTGCACTACAGCTCATGGGAAACAAAGGACGGTCAGAGACGCAGCAAACTAGAGGTTGTTGTAGAGGAGATTGAGTTCCTTTCAAAGTCTCAAACAACAGCCAGCACAGCGCAGGGCCAGCCTTCATTCGCTGCACCACAGGCACCAGAAGAAGAGCTTTACGATTCGGATATTCCGTTCTAAAGACTAATTAAATTATTTATTAGTTGGGTAGAGCCTATACAAAGGGGTCTTGGAGTCATCTGAGACCCCTAAATTAAAAAAATTAGGCTAAAAATTATGTAGATTTTGTTGGTAGCGCTCAATAAATTCCGTTACGCTCGATACGCTCATTATGAGATTTTCGATGTGCTATACTTGCTTCGCTTTTCTATCGAAAAACGTAACGGTATAGCAAGCAAGCAGCTTGCGAATTGCACGCAAA